GCTCACTCACAACTGAACTGACTTGTGTTGTGAAAAACCCGCCCGCTAATGCAATCATTACTAATCTGACTGCTGCGGCTGCTGGTTAATCATTCCTAGGAGTTATTAAAATGGCTGTAATCCAAGTTAATACTCCTGGGATGCTTACCACTGACCCAGGGTATATTTCTAGTATTACTGTTCGCACTGGCGGAGGTGGTTCAGTTTTAGTTCCTAACGCAACTACTGGACAAATTACTGTGGATGCTCTTGCTGCCACTAAGTTAGTTCAGGACATTTCTAAGTTCAAACTCATCACGGGCTAATTCCTCCTGAGGGAAAACTGGTTTCTTGTAAGGGTTCCCAGACAGAAAAACCCTTACTACTTCCCCCTACCAGGAGATTAAATCATGACCACTGAAACTGTTGAAACTCCCACCAAGCGCCTTTATTGGGCGACAATGCCTTTTCTGAATTATGTATTCAAGAAGGGCAAGATGGCAGTATTTAAGCACCATCGCTACGCCACCGACGATCCTGCCGAGATTGAAGAACTTGATGCAGAAATCGCAGGTAAACATCCACAGATCTATTTCAAGGCAGATCAGAAGTTCCTGACTGCTGAGATGGAAGATCCGATGAAGGCCCTTCGTGCTAAGTTCTTTGCTGAATTCCAAGCACAACAAGCTGCTTTTATTGATCCCAAGAATGACATGGGAATTTCAAAGCAAGAACAGATTCGCCCACAATCTACAACTGATATTGCTGCCGTAGCTGCCGGCGGCGACGCAACACAGGCTGCTGCCAAACTTGTGGAACTTACCAAAACTATGGCGGCCGCAGCCACCGGAACTTCCAAGAAGTAAGTAGCCATGAACCTGACCGAATTACAGTCTGAAGTCTACACCCAAACTAACCTTCCTAGGTTAGTAAATGAAACTTTGGCTGCAATTCGGTCAGCCACACTCAAGGTTCATCAACGAGATTATTTTTATCGTGACCTAAAAGAAGTTGCCATAGACCTGGGAACTGAAGAATATGTACAAAGTTTCGAATACAAGAATCTTTTCCCTCGTTGGCGGGCGTTAAAATATATTCGTCGAGCCTTAGCTGATGGATCAGTAGTAGCTCCCTCTCTGGAAGTGATCTCTCCAGAAAACTTTATGGATAGTTACAACATCGCACGAACAAACGTAGCGTATGTTGCAGGCGACTATCTACAAATTAAGTGTGCTGAGAAACTTCGCTATGCAGTTCTCGGCTTTTATCAGAATCCAGCAATCACAAATGCAGGCTATAACTCCTGGATTGCTGAGGACCACCCATATGCTATAATCCACGAGGCTGCTGCAATAATCTTTGCGAGCGTCGGGGACGATTCACAGGCCAGAAATCAGAAACTCTTGGCCGCGGAATGCTATCAGGCCCTAGTTGCCACAAATGTTCAAGGAATAGGATATTAAAATGGCAGTTACTATTTGGACTCCCTGCGCTTCTTCTGAGTCAGTAAATTATTCTCAATGTGCTGACATTCGAGATTACGGGGCTCTAGGAAATGGTTCGGAAGATGACACAGCTTCAATACAAGCCTGTATTGATGATAATAATTGTGTATATATTCCTGAAGCCCCAGTTTATTTTCTTGTAAGTAATCTGGATTTGAAGGCCAATTTAACCATTAGAGGGGCTGGGCCGGGGCTTGCAAAACTTTATCAAGGAGCTGCAACTGGCCTTAAAGGCCTTTTTTACGTTGACAGTGGCTCGGTTAGCAGTACAGTAGACAACATAGAAATCACTGGCCTAGATATTCTAGGACGTGTGGAGGCAGACGGCTTCTGGGAATTTTATCATCTAATAACCCTTCATGGAGTTAAGAATGTAAAGATCCACTGGAACAATATTCGTGGGTTCCAGGGGGATGGTGTTTATCTAGGAACATCAAATACTGCTGGCATTGAACGCCATAATTATGATGTGCACATCTATAATAACCTATTTGATGGCCTCACTAAAAATAACCGCAATGCTATTACTGTTATTGACGGTGAGCGAATTCACATTCATCACAATCATTTCACTCGCTGCACCAAGAACACTATGCCTGGGGCAGTAGATATAGAGCCCAATAACTACTCTTTCCACTACATCAAGAATATTTCTGTTTGCGATAATACATTCTACGACAATGGGGGTAATGTAGGTAATATTGCTTTTGTGGGCGGAGATGCAACTACGCGCCCCACAAACATTATCGTAGCCCGAAATCAATTTCAAGATTCTGTTACATCTACAGCACACGCTGATGTAGCTGTCGTATTTACGGGAGTGCAGGTAGATAACGATACTCCCAACATGAACATTGTAATTTCTGACAATGTAAGTTACAGTGGATCAAAACCTTTTGAACTTCGTGGTGTGAAGGGCGTTAAGATTCACCATAATCAGTTTTATAACTATACATCAGATGCAGTTCTAGGCCTAAGTGCCGACACAGACTACATTCACAATGTGGTAGTTAGTCACAATACTTTCCACAAGTGTGGTAATGTAAGTAACCAGGCTGTTGCAGTATACAAAGCAGAACGACTGACTTTCTCTGATAACTTATTCGACGATTGTGGTGCAGGTAATGTAAGTTCAAGTGGCATCCTACTAACTGATACTGGCGTTACCCGAGGAATTCGTTCCTACCGAAATATTTTCCGCAGCCCCTCAGATATTACTCGTTATGCTTATCGTAAAGCTGTCGGCCATGTATCTGCAGATACTACCAATGTACAGCTAAATGATTCTTTCTATGGCGGTCCAACTTATGACCTTGCCAGCGGATTGCTAGCTGTTGAGACCAATAATCAACTGCTGGCTTATGAACCTACCGTAGCTGGTGGAACAACTCCTGGAGCTCCAACGTACACTGTACAATACGGATTCTATCGTAGGGAAGGTAATATTGTCTATGTATATGGTTACGTCGCATGGTCTGCCCTAGGAGGTGCTGCAGGTGGTCTAAATATCTCTCTGCCCCTGACTGCGTTCCCTAGGAACTCTAATCCCGCAATCCCGAATGGTTCAGTAATTGTCTCCGGCGGAACCGGATTTACTGTTGGCAATAAATCTTTTGTGCCCTACCTAAATGATCAACAAGTGGTAGGCTCAGTCACTGGAGCAATTCGTATTGCTGTAACCGATGGAAATGCTGCACCTACTGCCTTAGCTATCGCAGCCAATATGACTGTGTGGTTTGAAGTGGCTTACGCTGCAGGCAGTGACATTTACGTGGAATAACCTCCATGGCAAGATTATATTATAGAGGTAATCTATCTTCAGCAATTTTTCCAATGACCCTGGCAGACGCTGGACGCACTGTTATTAACCCTCAGTACGATCAGAATTTTGATAGGCGCGTAGATCCTGCTGGGGAACAAAAATCTGTTGGTATTCCACAAGCCATCTTTATGGAAAATGTGGTACCCACGGTTTCCGGCTACCAAAGTGTTGGATATAACATGCGTAACTCCATGCCCCCAGAATCTGGGAGTACAGGAGTTATCACTGTAGTTGACTGTTTTCAGGCAGCTGATGTAGGTGCTGGACGTGCCCTTATCTTAGCAAGAAACGGCACAGTGAGTTCCTATGCTGACGTAGTATCCACTAATATAGGGGCGTCCATTAGTTGGCAATATGCCTTAGGAGATATTCCTTCTGGCGCAAGACACTATACTGCGTTTGTTCGGGGCACTCATTATTGGTCCGATGGCACAGATCTATTCTCCTATACAATAAATCCCACCACAAAACAAATAACATTTACAAATATTTCAGGCAGTGTCACAGGAGTTACTCCCTCCGATATCAAGTGTATTGTAAGCTCTTATAACTATCTAATTGCTCTGCTGAATGATGGATCAATCGCTTGGTCCTCGACAACTACCCCTACAGATTTTACTCCTTCTCTAGTTACTGGCGCCGGATCAGAGACACCATCTGGTGCTCAGGGGGCTAATTTCTTAAAAGAACACCCATCTGGGTTTTACATCTATTGTGATAATAGCATTGTCTTTGCACAATATACTGGGAATGCTCGCTATCCTTGGAAGTTTGTTCCTGTCGCGGACTCAGGAGGTTACGCCAGTCCATACCAAGCTTTCGGTGGATACAATATTGGAGTTCAATACGGCATTGATAACTCTAATAAACTTCAGGTAATTGAAGGAAACAAAGCTTCCCTAGTTGGCGGTGAGATATCCACATTCCTTGAGCGCAAAAAGAATAAAGACGTATTTGATTACACAACTAATATATTTAGTAAGATAAATGGGTTTGTTCAAAAGGCTATCAGCTTTGTATTAGATAGATATATTTTTGTATCTATTTCTTTTGGGACCCCCAATGCTTATACTCATATATTCGTATATGACGTACTGTTACAGAGATATGGCATACTGAAAAAAGATCATACCTTCACTGTATCAGATGACCAGGGCATTACATTAATCCCTACAAGCCCCACACAAGCTGTTTATGCCGTGTCATTCGATGTCTATGATTCACAAGCAACTATCCAGGGTGTTTTACTTTTAGGTAAGTTCCAATTTGTGCGGGACAAGGCACTTCAGTTACAGGAAGTAATTTTTGAATGTGGCCTCGACCCCGATCTGGCAACACAGAATATTGAGATTCTAGACTACCAAACGGATGATGGAAAGACATTCCTACCTCCAGTAGTTTTGCCCCTAACCACATCAACAGAACTTCTAAAGGCTGATTGTTTTCTCACAGCAAAAAATCACTCCATCCTTCTTAAGGGTGCCTTTGATATAAATACAATCGAACTGGTAGCTAGGGTTGCAGGGGAAAGAACATGAATAATGCCCTTCCTGGTTTTGTAGATACTGATGTAAAGCAACTACTTGAGACTGCTGGTGTTGCTTCATTCGTGAGTGATACTGGCTTTTATCAAGTAATCAATGGCATCTTAGTTCAGGTCGGTCGCACAGGAGTAGTTTCTTCTGGGGCCGTTATTCCCTTCCATGCAGGATTTACCAAGCAAGTCCTTGGAGTTTTCGTCACCCCTATAAGCAGTTCAGTCATCTATGAAACTGGAGTGAATACAGTGACTTTGACAAACTTCAAGATTTATTTACCTGGTGGCCCGTCAGCAGTATATTGGTTAGCCCTTGGGGTATAAAATCCCCTCATGAATACATTCAGTGTTTTGATTAATATCTTAACATCCCCTAAGTATCAGGAGAATTGAATTATGGCAGTCCCTCAACTTCCACCTACCTTTGGACAAACTTTTAGTCAATCTCTAGCTTCAGGGCTCGGCACAGATATTACTGGAGGACTTATAGGTAGTGTTCTCCCAGCATCCAGCACCACAACTCAATCAGGCACAGCCACATCAAGACTTGATCTTTCTCAAGAAGGTTACGATAAAGTTGTTCGTGATATTCTAGCAAGTGATGCTGGCCTGGCAGCCCTTGCAACCGGAGAAAATCTTTCTGGCGGTTATGGTTCCTCAGTAAAAGCACAGCTTGCTCAAGATCTTGTTTTAAATATTGCCGGGGAAATGGCTAAACTCACAGCACCCACAACTCAGACTAGTCAGTCTAAAAGCAAGACTAAGAAGAAAGTATCAGTAATCTGTACTGAACTGGTCCGGCAGGGTAAACTTCCTCCAGCACTTTACTCTCTTGGACACTCTCATTTCCTATCCCTCCATCCGCAAACTGTTGCCGGTTATCGTGTGTGGGCAGATAAGGTTGTCCCACTGATGAGGAAGTCAAAGCGTCTATCTAACATCCTCGCGCCTATTGCAATTGCTCGTTATCGGATGATAGTTCTCCAGGAGTTTAGTATTCTCGGGGCCGCAACTATTTATCTGGGCCAGCCTATCTGTTTCGTAATCGGTGGCTTCCTCTCCAAAGAAACTCAGGAGAATCTGAATGGCGACCTCAGCACAACTACTCGCTGATATCCAGAAGAAAACAGAAGAGCAGCTTCGAGCAAATGAGGCTGCCTTTGCTGCTTCTCAGTCTGGAGCTAATGCTGCTGCCGCAATTTCAGAAGCATCTGCTGCTACTCTTAGGGCAACTGCTGAAGCTCAGGCAACTATTGTTCGTGAGACAATGCTTGCTCAGCAGAAGGTGGAACAAGCTAAGAGAACTGCTGCACTTGCCGCAGGTTATGATCCTTCCACAGGTGCTGGTCCACTTCTGGATAGAATTACTGCGATCAATCAGAAGGGTGCAGAGGTAATTGATCTTACCAAGAGACTTAGGCAAG